CGAGGAAGAAGAACTTGGTCTACAAGCGAGGTCAGCAAACTATATACTACCACCTTGGATGCAAGGGTCTAACATTGTCGCTGTAGAAATGAGCAAGGAAGGTAAGATTCGTTTTGCTAACATGAGTTCGGAAGACCCATACGATGAACTGCAAGGACTTATATATGGTCGTAATGGTATATCAAGAAGCAATATGTTGCAAAGTATAGCGTCTGATTTCAAAGACCCTAACCTTGCGGCACGATTGCTCTTTAATCTTGTTGATGGAAAAGACTCTTATGGACGACCAATCCTTAATAACGAGGACGTAGGCTGGTTCCATAAATACATCATTGGCCCTAACCTAACGGAGTGGTCAGATGCCTATGGCTCTTATATATTTAAGGAGACTTTCATACCACCTAACATGAACTACATCGCACGTGAATACCGCAAGCGTATGGATGCAGCGAAGAAAGACCCCGACTTAGAATTGCAACCCCTTGAAACAGCGGCTGAGTTATCTACTGCGGTAATCTTTAGGGACTACCCTGTCGATATATCAAGACAGTTCTACTACAACATGAGCGCACAGAACTTCCGTAAGCCATACACTTCTCTTAGTGACAACGAAAAATCAAACAGAAAAGTTAGGTTGGACGAGATAAAAAGAGCGTATGAGTTTGCTGCGAACTATGCAAATAAGTTTGGGAACTATAAGATTATAGCAAGCGTAGAGAGTACTATAGATAGGACGTTTGCGAAGAGCCCAGAGGAGGCTATGTATGTGAAGTACGACCTCGAACTTCCGGAATAGGATTCATATATTTGTAAAATGGAAAGATTAAAGAAATTATATTGTTGGTTAGCCGTAAAGGTTTTTAAAAGAAAATGTAAATACTGCGAAGGCAAGAGCGACAATGGTTCGGGGGCTAGTTCTCCGTCCGGTTCATCGGGTTCCTCTGGGTCATCTGGCTCATCGGGTTCTTCGGGTTCCTCTGGTTCTTCGGGATCATCGGGTAAATAATGAGTTGGAAAGAAGTATTTAAAGACAGCAATGACTGGAACGAGAAGAGTATTCTTGGTGCGCTTTCATTTGCTGTAATGGTTTGTGTCATGACGCTTGATCTGGTAACAGGTGCGTTGGGAAAAGATTTAGTAATCAATGAAGGTGTCTACAACTCCTTCGTGTACGTCACGATAGGATGTTTTGGAATCGCTGGACTAGAAAAATTTGCTAAGTCCGGTGGCAATAAATAAAGAGATATCAGAAGACACGGTAGTAGGTCTATCATTAAAGACGGTTGGTATGATTATCGGCGGCGCAGTGATAGTTAGCCTTGGATACTTTGACCTAAAGGCTGAGGTGCAAGAGGCAAAAGAATTACCTGCACCAGTGATAGGAAGAACAGAGTACGACTTAAAAGATGAGTTGATACGCACCACAATCATGAACACCAAGTCGGATGTTGATGACATCAAGAAGCAACTAGACAAAATAGAGGGGCGCCTCTTCGAGATGAAATGAAAAAGGCTGCCCTCGCCATAGCATTCACCCTGCTGTGTGCCTTCAAGGTGCCGATCAGGGGATTGGTGGTGGTTCATTATAACGCTGAGTTTAATTCTAGCAACAGCGTACCATTAAAAAAAATTAGTGACGCCCGGGTTATCGATGCGTGGATTGATGACGCTGAGGTTAAGGAGTACGGAAACATAAAGTCTGTTCCTACAATAGTTCTTTATCAAAACGGTAAAGAGATACAGCGGTGGGAGCCGGGGCTTTCATTGAGCCTTTCTGTTACACACCAAGATATACAAGCGGTCATTGATGACATAACCGGCGCAAGTAAATTCTGATGAGAAACATACTGATTACTTTTTTTATACTATCCTCCACATTATCCCAGGCGCAGAAGATTGGGGGAGTATTTAAGTACGCTACGTTTTACACTAGCGCTTTTGCTTCATCGCCTATGCCTGCGCAAAAAGAATACTTTGTTACCCAGGCAGGTGAACTGCAAGACATAACCATAGAAAATCCGTTTGACTATAAGGCAACCATAGGAGTGCGTAGGGTTGCTCGCTACGATTATGAGAACAGACAGAACAGATTCTATGATGGACAAACAGAGTCTACAACAGCACTGTCTGCAACGGTTGGTTCCGTAAAGGGGCTTGAGTACCTCGCTCAGTATGATGTGGGACGTCAACAGGGGTCAGAGTACATTAACCAAAGATACTTCCTTAGACACCTCTCTAAATACTTTGTGATAAAGGCTGAGTATTACAACCAAGGACTCGTTGATTTAAACTTCACCCAGGTAGATAGCCGTGCTCGATTACATATAGGAGAGTTAGACTTCAGTGTAGGTTTAGCAGCACGACAACATCAGCCCTATGGATACGACCCTATTGCAGATTATCTTGCGGATAAGCCTTGGTGGGATCTTGCAATGGATTACGGATACTCAGACAACTACTATGGTATTGACTATGATAACGACAGTGAAATAGATAACTTTGATTGGTGGTGGCAAAACAGTGAAGGAGAAAGAGTTGCTGACACTGATGCTGACTTTAGAAAATATATATACAAAGACATAGTAAATGACTACAATAGGGTGATGCTTGATAGCGTAGGTGCCTTGGCTTCTATCTCTGGAATAGCCGGTGTAGATTACTATCATTATGAAGACGACTTTTGGATTCACTCCTGGGCAAGTGTACTGCCTTATCATAGACATATAGTTGGAGGTCATGAGTTCTCATATCAAAACTTTGTTGAGCACAATTGTGATGAGGATTGCAATGAGCATAATCATCGTGGTGTCCAATGGGTTGACTATAGTGCAGGTCTTGTCTTTGGATGGAAACCAGGAAAGCGTTGGGGCTTTTTTACAGAGGTCGAGTACATGAAGTATTGGGACAGAAATATATTCAACCTAAGAGCGGGTGTTAACTATCAGTTGAGATAAATGAAATGGCTATCCTTATTAATAATAGTGCTATCATTGAGCAGTTGCAGCGCGCAGTGGCACCTAAGAAAAGCAATCAAGAAAGACCCGAGCGTACTAAGGAAAGACACGGTTGTTGTTACGGATACGATTGTAACTGCACCGGTCTCGGTGCGTGATACCATAATTCTTCAACAGCGGGACACCATTACCATCACTAAGGATAGACTTAAGGTTAACATCGTGCGTTCGTTTGACACTATTATGGTGGATGCTATGTGTGATAGCGATACCATTGTTCAAGTGATAGAAGTACCTGTGCCGTCCATCGTTATGAAGGACAGCGACAGGTGGTACAACAAGGTTTACAAGTTTTCTTTTTACTTACTGTTGCTTCTTCTATCTGTGCTTTTCTTACGTAAGAAATTAATCTCCTGATCAGGAGCCACACGCTTCGCAGTCTTCCGGGTTTAAGATGTTACAAGTCGGTTGTTCAGCCGATTCAAGTTCTGCTACGAATTTGTCGAAGTCTTCCATAATGAGCGGTAAATAATTGTTTGTAACCCACGAAATTGTGGGAGCATCGAAGATACAAAACGTATCTATAGAGGTTTCATTTCGTAATAGGGTGAGTATGCGTGCCTTACATCCCAGAGCCTTACCTCGTCGGGTGAGAAATCGGCAAATAAGTATTCTTCTGGAGATGTAAATAAGATAAACAACACGATGTCCGAATCCTCTTTGTCCATCGCTCTCTTGTTAGCCTTGAATGTTTCCTCACAAGTCTTTACACTAAGTCCGTACTTAATCTTTGTTGACTCTACTATAATGTCTGGGTCATCAGTAACATTCTTTGTTTCTTTTAACAGCGTAGACACTGTATATCTAGTTACCTCTGGTGTAACCTCAAAGTAATGACGGATAAGCAACTCACCAAGTATGCCTATGTACTCTGTGTAATACTCTCTTGATACTTCTCCCAATAATACTGATTGCTTTGTACCCTTTCTCTGTTTGTGAGTACCCTTATACCTTCTGCGATTAGCCTCTATCCTTCTTAACGTAAGGTCATTGGCGTATTCTTTTAGGTATGGTGGGATCTGGTCTTTCATGAGAGTCCTTCAAGCCGCAGTTTATTTATGGTAGACAAATCATAATGCTCTTTACAATACTCGTAAAGATTCTTACCAAGCCTCATAGCCTTGGGTAATGTCATGCCCTCTACGGCCTCCTTCCATTCTTGTGGTGTGTCACACAGGATGCCTGTCTCTCCGTGCTTTATAACCTCCTTATATGGCGTTACGTTTGATGCTATGATTGCAGTACGAGTGAACCCTGCTTCAACTACTTTTAATTCAGACTTGCTTTTGTTGAACTTGGAGTCCTTCAAGGGGCTAAGGGAGACATCGAAGAACTTGTACAACTTAGCGTACTGAGTAATATCCACAGGGTTCATTCTATACTTTGCTTTTAATTTTTCTGGATAGTCCATCAGACCCATGCAATATAACTCATGGTCTTCAAACGTCATACCCATCTGCTCTAAATCTTTTTGATGTCCATTGGCTCCGAGATATCCAAAGCGAACCTTGTAGTCTTTAGGCATATCCTTTTCCCAATCAACCCATTGCTCCTCCTTTTGATGTATGGTATTCGGTATCACCCGGTATACAGCGGAAGGGTTTATCTCTTTCATTATCTCTACAAGAAACGCAGAGGGACTCCAAATCTCATCGGCTATGAGTATACTCGCCTTGATATCTTTTGACTGATGGTTCTTGTAGTATTCGTAAGCAGGATTATCCTTTGGTAGTTTCCAATAGTCATCGTTGTCTAATATAAGTTTGACATCATTGTCTACCAGATACTGCTTGAATGCTTTATGATTCGAGACGCTAAACCTTCTTGACCCTACAAGGCTCTTGACCTTTGAAAGGTCGAACTCTTTAAGGTCATTAAAGTTTTCTATAAAGTGTATCTCCAGATCTTCCTCTTCCTTGAGTCTAAGGAAGGGTGTCATTAGCCGGTGATAGTTGATACCATTTAGGCCGTCAAGATAAATCAGCGTCATCATAATGCTCTAGCAACGCGGCTCTTATTAAATCAAATTCTGTATCTATGCTTCTCTTGTACTTGCGTATGGTGTTATGCAGACGTTCAGCATCGGTACGAGCCTCACCACTGTTTGTGTGTAGGTCTTCGTACAACTCTATGGCTGCTTCCTGCATTCTTGCAGTCGCCAGGAAATAAACTTTACTTAATAGTTTCGTATCCATGCGCTTTTATTTTTGCTACAAAGGTGTCCTTGGCCACCGTCCCGTCATAATGCGTAGACTGTGATGTGAAAAATCTAGGACTATCGTCATCAATATAACCATTGTTTCGTAGATAATCAGCAAGAAATTTACTGCAACAAATAGCGTTATCAACATCATAACGGCAATTGTAGTAAACATGAATAGACATAGACTCCATGTGCCACTTATCAAATCCTTCAAGAACCTTTTGGATTTTTTCCCAGTAAGTTTTTTTGTACTTTGAGCGTACCGCGTAATGCCTCCCACTGTAAAATTGATTAAGCGAAGGCGGCTTAGGTAACTCCAATTTGATTTCGATAACTTCATCCACCCTCTAATATAAGTCTAAACTACTGTTCTTGTACGCTAAAGGAGTAAAACTTTTCTCACTACTACCAAGATTCCTAAAACCTGTACGTGAACTATTGATTTCAAGAACCACAGGATCATCCCAAGGTGTAGGCTGACCGCCAGTCTCTTGGTTACGTTGCTTACGCACGTGAATCTCTGTACGCTGACGTATGTCGTAGTCATTAGACTGCGTTTTTCTATGGAACGTGATGAATGAATCGGCCCTATTCACGAACTTACCGCCGCCTTCAGTCATCGCTGCACTCGGTGCTACGGGTAATCCATCGGGGCCTTTAATTCTTTGAGCCTCAGTAACTGAGTGGGTGTTCAACCACACTGCCATGTTGTTATTAACACTGAACGTCAGTAGTTCTGATGCAGCCTCGTAGTGATACTCATGAGAAGATAGTTGAGCGTTCTTTGATATGGTTGTCTTCAATGAGTTGTAAGGGTCAATCAGTATACCATCATAAGGCTCTTGTCGTATAAGTTTCTCAGCGAATACTATAAGGTCGGTGTAACTATACACTTGATTGTTATTTATAATCGTAAAATGTTTGTTCACCCACTTGTATGCGGCTACTCTTTCCTCATAGTGCATGTCACTAACAGGTACATCAACTAAGAACTCCATAAGCCTCATCTTAACAGCGGCAGTTCTGTTCTCGGAAGAATATATAATCCATCTCCAATTGTGTAGTACAGATGCTGTCACCATTAGATACAAGGCCATTGTAGTCTTACCTACATTACTGTGCCCGTTGATAATAGTAAACTCTTTCTTAAACAAGTAGTACTTATCGAGGTTTGATAGCCCGGTAGTCAAGCCCTTCTCTATCTTGCCTGTTGCAAAATCATTTATCCATTCCAGATCAGTAGCGTCTGAAGATATAAAGGACATGTCTCCATCGTTGATGCGGAACTCTCTTTTAATCTTGTTCTCATCATCAATAATCTCACGGATAGGCATCGTCTTACCTTGGTTGATTCCATCAGCCATGGTCTTGCGTGCTAGGTCTATGTCTTGTACATCTTTGCGTACAAGTTCACGTTCCATTACACGCAGTGCCTCGTCCTCTTCCATTCTTCCTGCGGCAATGTATCCCCCACACAATATGGATGCACGCAACAACGTGCGATGTTTGTCTCCATCATCAGCCTTGCGTATCATGTGTACCACGATGTCTAACTTCTCGTAGTCAGTGTACGCTTCCCGCTGTACTGCCTCTTGATGTTCACTACCCTCTGATAACATCAGCCCAAAAACATTAGGCTCTTCATTACTTATAAGGTCGGGGTCGTAACTCTCAAAGCATGCGCGTGAAAGGTTTATTCCGGATGGGTAAACCTCTAATCCGTAAGTCCTATCGAAGTATGCTTGCAACGCACGGAAGTGGTCGCGGTGTCTTTCCGGATTCGTTACCTGTACAAGTGCTTTCAATCCGTCTCCACTCGGAGACGTCCAACAGGCGCGTATGTAGTCATCAGTTCCAAGCAGAGACTTGTAGTCCTCTACATCTATATGGTCAAAGTCTAATACAATTATACCGCTGTGCCCCAGGATCTGGCTGTCTCTCCTTCCTTCAAACACACCAGAGAATAGTGCGATAGGTAAAGTTTTCTTTACGTCCTTGTTGCCGGCTCTAACTTCTTCGACCTTATCCTTGCTCTTCCCTACTCGTATACGTGATAGAGACTCTTCTAGTGTTGTGTAATGTGGGTTGTCTATGTCCGTTACTGACGGAAACATTGTGATGCTCTCACTTGAACTCATTCTCGTAGTCTTTTTCTTTGTGAACTTCCGAGTACCC